ATACCGTATTTTAGATAACCTAAAAGTTATAAATGAAGGGACTGGCCCTTCTTCCAAGACTAAACTAAGAGGAGTCTTCCAAAAGTGCGATGAGCAAAACAACAATGGAAGAATTTATCCTAGACCAGTTTTGGAGAATCAAGTAAAAGCTATTCAAGAGAAGATTGCAGATAGATCTTTGGTTGGGGCATTGGATCACCCACCAAACGATGCCATTCACTTATCACAAGCTTCCCACTTAATTACAAAGCTATGGGTTGAACCTAATGGTCAAGTAATGGGAGAGTGCGAAATCCTTTCAACTCCAAACGGTCAAATCGTCAAAGCACTCATTAATGACGGTGTTAAGATTGGCATTTCAAGCAGAGGTCTTGGAACTGTAACTGAGAGCAGCAAAGGTAAATACGTCAACGAAGACTTCAGACTAATCACTTTCGATCTTGTATCAGATCCTTCAACCAAGGGTGCTTATCCTGAGCTTACTGAATCAATCAGAGAGAACAGCAACAAGGCTCAACATATTGTTTCAAAGATGAAGAATGAAAGAGTTCTTCTTACTGCATTAGAAAGAAAGATTGATGAGGCTCTGATGCCAAAAGAGTTTGCAAAAAAAATGGCTGGTGCAGGGAAGGCTACAGGGGAAGAAAGTAAGTTTAGACAGGCTAGACTTCAAAAAGCTGCTAAAATAGCTTCTGCTAAAGGACTTACAGCTACTTCCCGCCATCATGGCCATACAGGGGAAGATGCCCACCCTAGATCAGATCAATATGAAGGTAGAGGTAAGAGCTATTCACAAATTCCTCCCGTACCCAAGGGGGGAGTACAAGCCGATAAACTTGCAAGAGATAAAGCAAGACAAGCAAGAATAGCAGCTAAACAAAATTCCTCAACAGAGTTATTCAAAGCTCCTTTAACTCAGGCTTTGCAAGAAAGGTGCTGGAAGGGTTACAAGCCAGTTCCAGGGAAAAAGCCTTATTCAAAGGGTAGTTGCAAAAAGAAATAACATAAAAAAAATATTTTGAGTATTTTTAGGTCGTACCTATATAGATATCTTTATTAAGGAATAATATTATGGCAAAGAAGGTAGATTTTTTGACTAGCATCTCAGACCTCCTCCCCGAAGGGTTAGAGGAGTCAACTCTAGAAAAGATTGCTAGTTTAATTGCAAGAAAAATTAATGAAGAAGTTAAGGCCAATATTGGTGATCTAACCAATAAGGTCACTTCATTCATTAGAGGAAATATTGAGAAGCTTAAGGAGCAAGCCATCAAGGAGTTAGAGCTAGAGAATGAAACATTCCGTAATGCTCAACTTTTTGAAACCATGAAGTCCATGTTCGCTATTGAAACTACTGGCGAAGATGAGGCAAATGGCATTAGCACTTTAGCTTCTATTAGTGAAGAGCAAGAGAGTAAGATCAATGTCCTTACTAACGAACTCGATAAACTATTGAAAGAAAACATTCGATTGAAGAAAGCTGGCAAGGTGCTGGCTGATCGTAATGAACTCCTTGAAGAGAGTGTTAGCACCCTTGAAGAGGATCTTAAGCTAGTTGAAGGCAGAACTCAGGCAAGAAAAATGTCTGACAAGGCAATGGTGATCTCAGAACAAAACTTTAATGTTGGAGAGTCATCTGAGCCAAAGCAGGAGAAAGCCAAGGTCTACCAAAACGAGTGGCTAAATGAAAACATTCTAACTGCTTCAAAGAAATTAATAAGAGGTTAATATGGAATTAGATAGAAATGAATTGTTAAAGCGTTGGGAGCCATTGCTTGATGGTATTAGTGACCAGAACATGGCTTACCAGACTGCACGCCTCATGGAGAACCAAGCAAAGGCTTTTATGGCCCAGCAGCTTCGTGAAGAGGCAATAACTCCAGGTACTACAACTGTCGGTAAGATCGGAACCTACCAGAAGTGGGCATTCCCTATGATCCGCAGAATCTACCCAGAGCTTATCTTCAATAAGATTGGTGCAACTCAGACCATGGAAGGTCCAGTCAGCCAGATCTTCTACATGGGTAACTCAAGAGTTTACGGAAACACCGTACAGACAATGTACTCACAGTTCCGCATTACTCCACAGAATTTAGTATCAAAGCCAATCGGTTCAGTTTCAGGCCCAGGTGCCGCCGGAACTTGGTCAATTGATGCTAACGGAAATTACGTCACAGGTACCCCAGCCCAATACTCAACTGTCTCTGCTGGTTTCGACCTCTCGAACGTATTGAGTGCCACAAGAGGCTCACCAAGCACCACAATGGGTGGTAAGCTTGCTTCATGGCCCGATTCAACAACCACACTAGGTTGGAACGTCTCAGCCGCTGAAAGATTGAGAGCTTCAGGTATTCCTGAGGTTACCATGCACATTCAGAAGCAGACCGTACAGGCTAGAGAGCGTAAGATGAGAGCACTCTGGACCCTAGAGGCTGCACAGGATCTCAAGGCATACCACAACCTAGACATGGAAGCTGAGTTGACTGAGCTTCTATCAAAGGAAATGAACCTCGAAATCGACCGCGAGCTAATCGAAGACATCCGCATGATTGCATACGGATTTAATGCTCAGGCAGGAAGCTCATTCGGTGGCTGGTACTTGAAGTCATTGTTCAATGGTGGCGCAGACCAATTCCCAGAATTAGCTGGTGGTGGAACTGCAACTGGTCCCGGTGGAGCATTCAACCCAGGTGCCTACGATTACGATTGGGCAGCAGATAATTTTACAACTTTGACCATAGAAAAGGACTACGCCGGAACTGGCGCTTTGCCAGCAAATCCAAACGTCTATGTAATGGACCTTGGAAGATTCGCTTCAACCGGAACAACCTTTGCTCCTCAACACCTTGGTCACTTGTACTCAAACCTCCTAGCACTAGTAAACTTTGCTAGCCAGGATATCTACAAGACCACACTAAGAGGCCCAGGCACAACCTTAATCACCTCACCAATCATTGCTTCAATGCTAGAGTCAGCAGCCAAGCTTGAGGGTGGTCTACCAAGCAACATGGGACCAACCAATGTAACTGCTAAGGACATTTCATATGTCGGCAAGCTCTTCGGCAAGTACGATCTCATTGTTGACCCAATGTTCCCCGATGACGAAATCATCGTTGCTTACAAGGGTAGCGGCGCAATGGATGCAGGATTCTTCTACTGCCCATACGTCCCAATCATGAGCCTAGAGACCGTAACCGATCCAGAGACCTTCCAACCAAGAAAGGGTATCTTGACCAGATACGGCAAGGTCGCAATCCAACCAGCCTCAAGATTCTTCAGAGTAATCAGAATAGTCGGAACTGGTTCAGATTGGTTGAGCAAGGAAATCTTTAGACAGACCACCATCAATGGAAGCTCAATAACCTACTAATTCTAATCAAAACTTAGAATAAAACTAGAGCCTGGGTTTTAATCCAGGCTCTTTTTTTATTGGTACAGTAAATACTTATACAGGATAATTAAAATGATTGGAATACCTAATGTTTCTAAATACGGTTCTTCTTACGGTTCTTATGCGGGATCAAGATTAAAGGATTATGAAAATCCAGAGATAGATCCCACAAAAGTTAATAACTCTGAACTAACTAACCTTGTCGAGTTCAAGACTTTTGAACAGACTGTAAAAGATTTTGTTCTAGCTAGATTAGGATTTCCAACAGTAAGAGTAGAACTAACAGACTTTCAAATACAGACTTGTATTGATGAGTCAATCAGTACATTAGAGTATTACTCACCACAATGGATGACTCAGTATGCAGTATTCGATGCATCTGCTGGCATAAACGTCTACGAGCTTCCCCCTGCCATTATTAATAACCTTACGGACGTTTGGTATAAGAAGAACTTATTCACTCTTGGGGCAACGCCAGGATCTTTAGAGTACGACTTTGCAATCATGTTCTTCACTAATACTGGTCTGTTTAATAACTATAACGTAAGCCAGTATATGTTGATGCAGATGTACCTCAAGCAAATTAGCAAAGTTTTGGGTAAGGGATCTTCTTGGAATATCATCAACAACAAGTACCTACAAATATTCCCAATGCCTGAAACTGGTGAGAATGTGATTCTAGAATACAGAGCATTGGATGTAGACACAATTCACCCTGCATACAAGAACTGGCTACAGAGATATTCTTTAGCTATAGCCAAGGAAATATTAGGGAGAGCAAGATCTAAGTATCAAAATCTTCCAGGCCCAGGTGGTGGAAGTAGATTGGATGGTCAAGAACTTCTTAAAGAAGCTGCTACTGAAAAGCAGCAATTGAAAGAAGAGTTGATTACAGAAATTCAAAACCCACCCTTATTTGATATCTTCTAATGGACAAATCTAAGTACAATAAATTTTTAGTGGACTATACTGATACTAATGAAGTATCAATGCTTTCATTATTTGACAAGAACAATCCTGATAGAAATCTCTTCAACCTTGTAGACGATGAATTAATACGCCTATCTGGCTCTGAGATTCTGTTGTTCAAATATCTAAGATCAGATGACCATGATGATGTATACGCAGAATCTAGAGTAAAGCCTATATCTAGAGAGCCTATAAAACTATTTGGTAGTTACGACCCAAGAGCAATCGAGGAGAATCTAACTCAATTCGGTGTGGAGGTTCAGAACGATCAAGTGTTTGTATTCAATAGAAGTTATTTGGAGAATAGGGCGGGAAGGACTCTCATCGCAGGGGACATCCTTCAACCAATGTTCCAGAATCTGAAGTTTGAGATTTACCAAGTTCAAGAGGATAGCTTTGAAGCATATGGAGTATTCCATGTGGTTGCTTACGGTAAGCTACTAAGAGACAACCTCAAGACTCACAATGATGATTTAGATTTGACGGATACTCAAGGAGGTAGACTATGAGCTTTGACAGGAATGAGGTAACAAAGAAAATTACTGATATGACTCAAGAAGCTATGGACGTTTCTTTAAGAAATATATTTAAAGAAACTCTAAGAGAACTTAAGCAAATATTTGGTAACATACATTATACAGACGCAGAAGGTAATCTGGTCAAAGTTCATTGCCATACGGGTAAGCAGGAGAGGGCTATAGGAAAGCTTCTTCAGGAAAATAATTTGGTGCTACCCTTTATAACCTTGGTTGAAGATGGCATCGACAATAACAACAACCGTAATAGAATCTCAAATATAGTTGTTAGTGAAACAGCTTGGGATGCCAAAAGAATGAAGGCAATTAGAGTATTAAGTTTGCCCCCAAGACCAATCAATATTAGCTACAATGTAAATGTGTGGTGCAAATACGCAGAAGATATGGACATGATTAGAAGTAACATTATTTCTAAATTCAATCCACACTTAACTGTACCTACAAAGTTCTCAGATTTTAGTTTAGCTTACTTTAGAAATGAGATGGATATGGAGCCTGCTACTGCTAGCGATACGGCTGACAGAGTTCTAAAGAAGTCTATGAAAATTATTGTGGAGACGTTCATCCCTTCCCCTAAATTTTTGTACACTAATACAGGGCAGATTGAAGCATTCAATTACGACATAGAGATCACTAGCTAATGGTAAAAGAGTCTATCACCATAAACCCAAATCGGAAATTGCCCAAAGACAACAGAAGGTCTGGGTTGTGGATTAGTCCATTAAGCTCTGAGGAAATAAAGTATTTCAATAAGGTTTACAACAAAACTGAGAAAGATTTCATAGGCCGAGTCAGAACAATACCCCCTCCCGCCAGAATTGCCCGTGAATACTTGTTGGAGATATTCTTTAGTGATGAATTAAATTTCTTAGCTCAATTCATAGGATCATTAGAAACTTTTAATTTAAATTTGTCAGATGAGTTAGAAAAATCTGTTGAAATAAAATTAGATTTACCAACTATAGATATAAGTTTAACAGATATACTTACACTATTTCAGACTGAAATAGTTGATCTTGAATCTATACTAGTTAATTTTACTACAGAATTTGATTTTACTGGCCAGAGAGATGCTAGCGCAACTCTTGGAGAATTGAATATAGAGTTAGAAACATTAATTTCTGTTGGTTACTCTAATGAAATTTCTTTATCGTCCGATTTGGAATACGAAGTTCAAATCATCAGAGACCTTGGAATTAATAATCTAACTGTAGGTGATGAGTTTGATAATAAGATTGAGATATTACTTGATTTAAGTGATATAGAATATTTAAATTTACAAATACCTGATGAGGATTTCTAATGTCAGTAAATCTAAAAGTATTTCCTAATCCTGATCCAACAACATACAGCCTTAGTAGTTCTTATTACTCGGTATCAGTATTAAATGATAGTTCAGAATATGAAAATTCTCATGTATATTCTGGGACTAAAGTTTCCTGGGTATCAACCACGGCTAAAAGAAATTTATGGGCTTCAGGATCTTCACCCGTCTTAAGCTATACAACTTTTGAAATTGAAGATTCCTCTTTAATTAAAGTTGAAAAAATAGGTCAATCCATTACTTCTATTGATATCGGACCTTACTCAAAAGATAAAAACAGTAATACACTTTTGTCTGAAGGGGTTGCTTATATTCCTGTAAATAAAAATGATAAACTATGGGTAACAATTAATAATAATGCATCTAGCCCATTATTTATATTTGCTGATGAGCCGTTCCCAACTTTTTCAGAAGTTAGTTCTAGTTATCCTTTAGGGAGTGGTTGGACGCACATACATTTTACAAGTGGTATAAACTTTATGTCTTCTTTAGGTGGAACACTTGATACCACAGAAGGATATCCAAATAGAAGAAAATTAACATCGAAGACTTTAGTATACTCAGACCCAGGTTCATATGTTAAAGGCCATTTTAACATTAGTGGATGCAACGATATTAAGATAATGGGTAAGGGAGTCTTCTCTTTAGAATTCTACGATTGGTGGAATGATTTTATTGGTGCTAGTTATTCAGAGAAATCACACGGTACTTTTCTTTACAATAGTAATCCGAGCACAACAAACTCTTATTTAGATTGGAGAGTTTCTGGAAATGGAATCTCAGGTGTCACAGTAATTAATACTCCATTTTACTTTAATTCAGAAGGTTCCCTACAGATTGTTGATAATGTAAAATACATATCCCCATGGAATTATAATACAGATGGATTTAGAGTATTTAATTATTATAATAGAGTTGAGGGAGCAAAAATAATTAATACATTTGCGTTTAATGCAGATGACACTATTTTCCCTGCGGTCTCTCAAGCACAAGGGAATTGCTTAGTAAGCTCATGTTATCTCGCCAGCCATCATGGTAGCGTAGTTGTTAATTATTTTACAAACTTTAGTAATGGATTAGTGGATGGTATCCCCTATCAATTTTCAGGTATTGATTTAGATATTAGATCTTATGTTCCATACGAAGGTGGTAAGGGGGCAGTAATGAGAATACTATCGGATCAAACAGTTACTAGCTTACCAGCAAATGTTCTAGGTCCAGTAAATTTGAATTTCTCTGGGGTTAGAATAGAGAATGATATTGAGGGGCCTATATTGATGTTAGGTAATATAACTTATCCTTATGGGTCTGTTCCTCCATATGGTAATATGCTTGGAATTGTCACAAATCTTCAATTTATAGACTTCACTGCTAGCTCCACATTTGTTAGTTCTTGGGGTGTATCATCTAATGTTATATCAGGCTTAAATTCTTTGTATAAACCTACAAATATATTATTTAAAAATTTTATTATCAATGGTGTCAAGTTGACAGAAAATAATAAAGATAACTATTTTGATTTTCTAGGATCAACAAACCCTTCAACGGATAACATAACTTTTATTTCTGATTTTCCGTCTACTTTAAAGGTTTCACCGATTAAATTATTAAATTAGTTATAATACTAGTATCTCAATAGCATATATAAATATGAGGAATTTTTATGGCTTGGACTAATATATCAAAACAGAAGATGTTTGAGGCTACCTTTGAAGGCTCTTCCCTAAGTCTTCCTGATTACTTTTGCCTACAACTAGGAACCTCAACTACTGGTTCTTATACGGCAAATCTGGAGAATACAAGCGCAATAACTACAGTCTCTGATGGTAATGGTTACGATTCTTCTGGCCTAAAAGTTGAAAGGAACGGTGTGGATCTTGTAGTAACTTCATATGACTCAGGTACAAGTTCAATACGAGCTACCCTAAAATCAGGATATGAGTGGACTGCTCAAGGTGGCACAATCGCTGGAATCACTCATGTCCTTTTAACTGCTGGTTCTGTTAATGGCTCTCCTGTCGCTTATAATCAGAGAACTATTTGGGCTTATTGGTCTTTAGGGCAAGAATTTAATATTCCTTCTGGCTCAAAGTTTATTATAAATTCTGGAATACTACAAGGTACTTAGTATGAAAAAGATAAAAAACCTGTCATTACAGACAATATCTCTTACTTTCTTTGACAAGGGCAAAGAAGTAAATTTCTTTTTGAAGCCTAAAAAAGAAATCGAAGTACCCAGCAGCTACAACAGTATTATTGTTAACAATCTAATCAAGAGAAAGATAATCTCTTGCAAGCTAATTGAGGAGCCTAAAGTAATTGTAGAGGCTTCACAACCAAAGAAATCAAAAGAAAATGTTATAAATAAAAATTTAAATTCTTTTGTTTCTAACCCTAAATAATTAAAAGGAAACATTTAAATGGCATTACCTACTAGTCCCTCCGTCGTAGTCTTAGAAAAAGACACTTCAATTTATACCCCAAATACTGACTCATCAGTAGTAGGTATTGTCGGGTTCGCTGATAAAGGTCCAGTTGATGAGGCAACTCTGATCACTAGCCAAACTCAGCTAATTAATACCTTCGGTAAGCCAAAGACCGAAATCCCAGGCCAAGGTCTTGAAGGTGCTTTAGAAATTCTAGAAGCAACCAATCAGCTTTACTTTGTCAGAGCAGCAAATGCTAGTGCTACTGAGGCTAGTGCAGCTATTAAAGTTGGATTTAGTCCTTCTATAAATACTAATTTTAATGGTTTAATTAATCAAAATACTAGTTGGACTTTTCTTAAATCATTAATTACTAATTTAACTGGGGTAAGGTTTAATTATTTTTTAACTGATGAATTATACAGCCCATCAAATAGTGCCACCTATTTTTCCGGTGATGTTTATTTAGATTTAAACTATCAAACAGTAGGTGAATCTATATTAGCTGCATTTAATTCAGAAGCCGTAAATGGGGATTTGTTTGCAACCTTTGCTGATGATGGAAAACTTTATATTGTTGGTAAAACTGCTGGATACAAGGCTTACTTAGCTTTAACTACTATTCTAATTATTGACGATGGTAGTTCTACGGATGCACCATCAAATGGTGAGGCAATACAATTAGAAGTTGATGGACAGACATTTAATGCTTCATCAATTTTTTACTTTTCTTCTGTAGATCATAATGGAGTTTCAAGAAATACTACTCAATTTATAGCTAATGATCTTGGTGGCGAATTAGATGCAGAAATTGATTTCGGTACAGTATCATCCTGGGGTGGTACAGGGTGGATAAATAGTGGCGCATCCTCAATTCATTTAAAGGTTGCGTCAAAATACCCTGGTAGTGATTACAGCTTAAAAACAAAATCAGATGGAAGCATTGTAGGCTTATCAGTTGAAGTAGATCATGATGCTGTGAACCATGGTGTAACCATTAATGAGAATGGTGCATTAGCAGAAAAATTTAATGTAAAACTATCACAACTTGAAAATGCATCTATCACAACTGAGCTATTAGATTCTGATTTAGTTACAGTTAGCTTAGTAGTGTCAGGTGGTACTGAGATCGACTTCCCAGAATATAATTACAACACACTAAGTAATGCTGCTGTATTTAATTATACAACCACAGGTGGCGTTGGCACATCAGGGTTTGCATCTCCTAGATTTATAAAATCATTACAAGGAATTTATCCTCTAGCGGGTGGTGATAGCGGTTACTCAACTACTGAGTCAGGGAGTGCCGATGATTTCACAGCACTTATCGGAACTGGTTCAGCTAAGACAGGTATACACGCCTTGGATGATGACTCGCTCAACATTTCAATCGCAGCAGTCCCTGGCATCAACGCTCAATCAGTCCAAAATGCTTTGATAACCCTAGCTGAGACTAGCAAGAACTTCGTAGCAGTTGTATCTCCTCCTTACGGTCTAGGAACAGTTCAAGAGGCTGTCAACTGGATGAACGGTAAGGAGACTAGAACCGCTGCAATTAATAACTCCTATGCAGCAGTCTATTGGCCATGGGTACAAACATTCAACTACTTCGCAGGAGCAGATGAATGGTACGATCCTTCAATCTTTGCTGTAAGACAGATGGTATACACCGATTCAGTAGCTGAACCTTGGTTTGCACCAGCAGGCTACAGAAGAGGTAGACTGACAAAGCCATCAGCCGTTGAAGTGATATTGAATCAGGGTGATAGAGATGCCCTATATGTAAATAACATTAACCCAATTACTAATGAACCCTTAGCTGGTATCACAGTCTTTGGACAGAAGACCGCTCAAAGAGTTCCATCAGCACTCGATAGAGTTAATGTTAGAAGATTAATGATCTATATAAGAAAGGTACTACTCATACTAGGCAAGCCATTCCAATTCGAGCCTAACGATGAGTTTACCTGGGTAGAAGTTGAGGCAGCAATTGCACCATTCATTGACGATCTAAAGGCTCGCAGAGCAATCGTAGAGGGTGATGTAATTTGTGATGCAACAACAAACACCCCACTTAGAGTAGATAGAAATGAATTGTGGTGCTCGATTGCTATCAAGCCAACAAAAGCAGCAGAGACCATAGTATTTGAGGTAAATCTGACAAGTCAGTCAGCAACAATCAACGGATAATTAAATGGCAACATCAATTTATAAGAACACCCTTAGAGGTAATGTCACAAGTAAAAGACTTCCACAGATTTCTACTCAACTAGATTCTGTAAAGAGCAATCAGTTTGAAGTTCAATTTTACAATACTGGGGGTAACACCATAGATCTTACTCTTGCTGCAAAGCAAGTTCAAGGTCTAGGTGTCGATATCTCCGAAATTGAAGTAAGAAGACTCAATGATACTGTTTATTACCCAGGAAAAGTTGCATACAGTCCTTTGGTAATTACTTTTGATAACCTTACATTGAAGAGAACATCACCTGATTTATGGAACTTCTTCAAGAATACATTTGATCCTATCACAGGTGAACTGAACAAAATTGGAACCGCAAATCTAAAGAAGAAGATCTCAGTTTTAGAGTTAACAAATAAAAATGATGTATTCTCAGTAATAGATTTATTCGGAGCTTACCCTTCAAAAATTAAGTGGTCAGATAAATCATATAGCGGTGATGTTTCTTTCTCAACTATCGAAGTTACATTCCGTTATGATTACTTTAACTATACTTACAATAGTGTGGGCAATCAACTTAGAAATGCTGCTCAAGCAATCCAAGGGTAATAGATAAGTACAATAACTAGGTAACCTAAAATAAACTTAAATAGTAGCTTACCTATTAACACTAGGTAAGCTATTTGTCTATTATAATATTATGGATTACTACAGAGCATTACTAGAAAGCTATTCTTTGCTAAAGAAGCGTAAACTTAAATTGTTGGTAGAGCAAGACGCACCAAAAAATTCTAATATACCAGATTATCAAAATCAAGATGTAATACGCCACGCTGATCAAGAGCTAAAAAATGCTAAAGCAGTTAAAATCCCAAACCCTCAAGATCCAGAAAAACCAAAATCAGCAAGCTCACAGAACCCTTATAAAACAAAGTCACTAGGTGGTACACCTTTAGCAATTTTTACTACTACTAAGGCTAAGGGGGTATTTTTAGTTTCCACAATAGATAAAGCCGGAATGGGTGTGCCTTCACACTCAAAAACAGAGGGTACTCCTGAGTTTATAGGAATGTTTGGATATGGTAATAGCGATGGAGATGGGACATCCAATAAGCCTAAACAAGGAGTTGATCAAAAGCCACCACCAAAAGTTTCAAAAGCGCAGACAGCTACCGAGACTTCAGTAGAACAATCATCTATTGAAGCAGGAGGCACAAAAAAAGAAGTAGAAAGGATTAGTAAATTAAAATCAAGTATTCAAAGTAGAGTAGATAAACTTAGAAAAAAATTAATAAGTTTAGGAGTAAGTGAAGAAGAGATTGAAAAAGTTGTTGAATTTTTTACTACTGAAAAACGAACAGCAGGGCAAGGAGGAATTGGGTCTTTCATCTCCAGATTAACTCGTAAACAAAAATCTGTTATTGAAGTTGATGGTGAATATATTGTTTCTGATAAAGAAACTTTTATATTAGATTCAAATCAAATGGTAGAAGCTCTTGAAATAATGGATACATTATTAAAGGCTTTTGAAGGAGAAGAAGAACTTCAAGATGCAGAAAAAAAATTATTATCAGATTATTTAGCTAAAAACGCTATTGAGCATCCCGAATGCGACGAAACTGACGAAAGAAAAAAATGGAAAGAAGTAAAAAATAAATGGGCAGCCGAAAAAACAAAAGAATTATTTTCTAATCCTGATAATTCTAATGTTCAGGCTGAATATGAGGCTTGGTTAGAAGAAACAGGCAGAAAAGATAAACCAATACAAAAGATAAATTATTTTTATGACTTAGATAAAAATAAAAACGGTAAAAAAGAATGGAATAAGTTTTTGAGCGAAACTCCAGAGCCTGCCTGTGCCGATTCAATAGTACTCACTTTAGGTGGTCAATCTTTTGTCATGAAAGATGTAAAATTATCTGGCATGAATGGTTTGATGACACGGATAATAAACGATATAAATGATAGATTTAAGTCATCATTAATTAAAACTAAAGAAATTTTATCTTCAGGATTAGATACTTTAAATGGAGAATATGCTGGTAAATTAAATGAGTATTTTTATTACCATGCTTTGTTAATAAATGGTAGAGTACGAGCTATGCAAGCTGGTATGTCAACTGCTTACTATGATAAAAAACTACAAGAATTAGCATCAAACCAACAATATCAAAGATATTTAAGAAAAATTAATTCTATTAATTCATTATATTTAGCACAGTTTAATGATGCACTAATCTCAGGAAATGATTATGCTATGTCTATAGCGTTTACTAAAATAATTAGAGATCCTAGAATTATTGATTCCCTTATAGCAATAAATGACAGAGTTTCAAAATATAATCCTATTGCAGGGTTTATAGCTGCCGAAGAAGTTGGAGCAGGAAAGCGTGCAGACTTTGTAGAATTATATGGCCCAGGTCGAAATGAAGCTGATTTACCTACAGGAGTTATAGCTAAAAGGTTTTCAGAACTTGGAGTTAATGAAAGGAAACATTTAAATGAACTTGCTGAGGCTGGTCTTCTCCCTCCTGATTATCAAAATGGTGTCTACCATATGCGTAGAGTAAGCTTAAAAGTTTCTCTATCAAGGACAGACTCTGATAACTTAAATGGTGCAGAAGAAGAAGTTTATGATAGATTTACAGCAGGAAGTATTGTACCTAATTCAGTTATGGGTACTCTAGCAGGACAAGAAAGTTATATGGATAAATCTGTAATGAAAGATAGATCAGATTTAATTAAATTAGTTGAAACATCATTAGGCAAGTCAGTATCTGAAGAACAAATTAAAAAATTTCAACAAGAAGCTGACGAAGCAATTAAACTTTTAGACGAACTAAATTCAATACCCCAAAGTGTAAAAGATACAAGCACTAAAAGAATTATTGATACTAGAAAAGGTATAGTAGATATTCTAGAAAAAAATACTGAAGTTGCTAAAGCTTTAGGGATTGCTATTCCTGTGCCTAAAACTCTTACACATAAACAATTAAAAGAAAAAGTAAGAAATTTTTCAGTACTCATACGAGCAAATATAGATGCCTCCTTTAAAGGGGATGGTGGTAAATGGGAACCAAAAGAGGAGGAAGGAGCAAAAGCTAGATACTACCTAGCAACAACCTTAGTGGGTGCGGCTGGAGTTACTGATGAAGGTGCCAGAACTATTATGAGATCTGTATTCTCAGACTCTATGGATGAGTACGATTTTAATCAAAATGAAATTTTACAACCATTTTTTGATGCAATTAGTGGAAGAGAAGGTACACCAAAATTTGAAATAATAAAATCAGCTAATGGGTATACTTTTAAGACTGCTGATGGTAAGACAACAGGTGGAACTCTAAGTTATGATGCAACTTCAGGCAAATGGAGATTTGATTTTAGGAAGAGTTATATTGAAAGTTTAGTTGAGTCAGGTGTAGTCTCAAAATCAAAGACTAAATTTAAAAATACTGTAGGAAGAGAAGAAAGACGTAACGTAATATCTAAAGCAAGAACTAAGAAAAGAAAAGCAAAGAAAGATCAAAAAAACAAAGCCAAATCCAAAAAAATTAAATAAAAAATGAGATGTGGACCTCTAACAAGTCTTTCAAAGAGGTCATGTAGTACTCTCTGTCAGGGTGATGGATGACGCAATTATAGCCTGGAGTAGGTACAAATTTATCAGTAATAACTATTGGTTCCTTCCTGTCTTGACCGAAGATCAACAAAAAGTTTTTAAAACACTTGGAAGAATCTCGCTCTGCTTGAGCTATCATCCTATAGAGTTCGGATGAAGGATTTAATATACTATGTATTCCTTCATTATTATATCCAGACTTACATTCAATAATGAACTTAAAGTCTTTAGGTGTAATTAAGTCTCCATAGATCTTTAAATGATCTGGAAGATTATGTGTTGTAGCAAAAGCTCCACTCCCAGGTGTTCTACAAAAGTCTGTGGTATTAAATTTCTTGTTAAGCATCTCACAAACTTTTCTCTCAAACCTACCACCCTTAGCTTTTGAGTTGATCCTCTTAGGTTTTGATTTCCTAAGCTTAGAAATATCGAAATCGTCTTCCATTTGGTTGTCCTCTAGACTATAATAGGTTCCATGTCTGATAATGTTAAACTTGATTTTGCAGATACAAAGGTAAAGATTACCGAAAGGAGCAAAGGTCGAATGAAAATTTCTTTTAAGTTAAATAAGGAGCAAGCGGAAGCTTTCAAGAACTTCCAAAGCTCAGTTAAGCCTGACGATATAGATGACGAATCTTTTTATCGCCAAATCTTTTTCAATGGTTGCAAGGCAATCTCTGATGAGCTAACAAGAATCTTTGAGGAGCAGAAGTCAAAACTCCAGGCCCAAAAAGAAGAAGCTATTAAGGAATCAGATGAAAAACAAGATTGATCAAAAGACACCCTTCTGGGTGAAGACCTCTAATCACTTAGAGGAAATCGTAAAGGAGAACATCAACTCAAAGGGTGTCTCTTACTATTTCTTCTACGCTGAATGGGATCTTGCTTCTTCCTATTTCGTGAAGAAGCTACAAGAGAATGAATGTAATGGATCACAGAACTTGGTCTATTGCATCGACATCTTTGATATTCCAAACGGACTTGGGATCTTGAAGTCCGCAATTAAGGACTACAGAGAAACCATGTCAACGAATCAGATCCAGAACTACACCAAGATTCCCATGCTTGTGAGAATGCATGGCGGCTACCCAGTTGTGGTAGACTACAATGGCGCGATTGGTGCCGAGCTTGGAGTGTAAACTCCGGTCTTGTACTCGGTGTAAGACTGGATTTTATCCAGATACTTCTTGCGCTTGGTGTAGAGAAGCCTAAGATTATTCAGTATAATCGTAGTGAAGTAGTTGAATGCCGCTCCTCGACTCTTATCAAAGTTCCGAAGGACTTTGAGGATCAGGAGTAGGCATTCTTGTTTTGCTTCTTCTTTATCCACTTTAAAAGAGAATCCGTTCATGAGTCGGTCTATTAATAGACTGAAGAGGTGGAATAGCTCATCCTCATGCTCTCTGTTATCTTTTGAGTACGATTGGATAAGCTGCTCAAATCTCTTGTTATCTATATAGTCTGTCATCTATTAATTATAATAGGTGACTAAAAATTAAAGAGTAGTTAAGTGTTAGATTCTAAGCAATTATTTGACAAGACTAGTAGTAAGTGCCAAGGATGTTCAATCCTTTCTAAGCCATTGGGCAGGCACTCAATCATGGACTACGAGGATGAATCCCCCAGAGACGTTCTATTCGTCTCAGATTCGCTCAAACTTTATGAGGGTGACTATGTAGCCTTCCGAGCAAATGAGTGGAGCCTGATCAATCGTGAGGT